CTGAGGGGCTGAGGGGCTGAGGGGCCTCGACCCACCTGGCAAACGCCAAACTCCGAGATCACAAACTAACACACGCCAGAATTTAGCAGTTTGAGAAAGCCGAAAAGCGCCTAACCACGCGAAAACACATAATATATACAGGAAAGTATATATATAGGTATCACGATTGATCCACTGACAACTGCTGAATCTGTTAGTTTTGGAGCTGAATCTGCCTAGCTGTAGATTAGCAGTTGTTAGGTCGAGCGCGGGGAAGGCGTCCACGCAAGTAGTGAAAAACAAAGGCTTATTTATTTATTTACTTAAAAATATAATAATAAGTACTGGTAGAACTGGTATAAAAATCATTGTTTTTTGGGGTATGCGCCCTAGGAAGGGAAAATATCGTGTCACTAACAACTGTCAGCGTGTATATTTTGCCCTTTATAACATCTGTTAGTGACACGATATTTACCATAAAGGCCGTGTATACCTCAAAAAATCGTGCTTTTTATACCAGTAAATTTCAACCCGTTGATTTCGTTACGTTTTTCGAAACCCCTACCTTGCAATTGCCAAATAAAAAACCCTATCCAGTTCGAAAAACTTACCAGTAAGTCGCCCAAAATATACCAGTAAACCCCCCTCTTGTAAAATATCGTGTCACTAACCTTGCTCTGCTGCCTTTGTCCTTGGCCTGTATATTGTGTCGCTGGCTCTGGGGTACCCTTTATTTTTCGCTTGCGCTTTGTAAAATATCGTGTCACTATACTTGAAATCCTCTTGGAAGGTGCTGAGTATGTCCGACATAAAAATAGCTCGTGAAGCTGCCTGTACATCCGCTGCGGGTGCTGCTCGCTCATTTAAGGTATCCTTGCGCACCTGGTATCGCTGGGAGTCCGGACAATCTCGGCCGCCTGTTGACGTGCTCGAAACTCTGCAACTGCTCAACCCTGGCATCGACGCGCAACCGTGGACGTCGCAGCGCCTCCGCCGGCTAATCCACGCGATCCCGGACCTGCACAACCCGCTTCACACCCAGCTGAAAACCTCCCGTCAAACCGTCGCCAACTGGCTGGCCGGCCGATCTGCGCCCTCGAAAAAGTATCTCGCGGATCTGGCGCGCCTTGAAAAATATTACCTCCTGGGCGGCCGCGAAGCTTTTTTAGCGCAGAGCCACAACCAACCCCTTTGAGGTGTTGCCATGCATGTGTCCCCTGCTGTCGTCCAGTTTGTCCGTGCCTATTATGGGTTTACTGTTGTCCGGATGTGCGCTTTGTACCACATACCAGCCGCTTACTGGTCCGCCTGGTCTTCCGGGCGTTTAGACCCTCCACCCGCGGCTGCTCAAGCCATTTTTCGCGATTACCAGATTTTGTGTAGTGGCGATTTTTCCCGCCGAGACTTGTTTGATCCTATCCCGCGCGGTTGCGGTGCTGGTCAAAAACTTTTTTAGCATCTGCCGAAAATAATTCTTGACATCCTCTACGCAACTGCTAAAATACCCATAAATCAACTCCGAGGAGGGTTAGACCATGCTGAGAAAAACCGGTACAGAGTTACACCCAGAGGACCAGAAGCACGTTCTCGCCGCCTATGTGCATCGCTTCACCCGCACGCACCGCCCGGAATGGGCCCGCAAACCACGCCCCGACGGCAGACCCTGCCGCCCGCAGTTCCTGGATGATGCTGATTGGCTGGCGAATACCCGGTTTGTGGTGCGCCTCGACGGCCGCCTTGACCGCCGGGTGAATCATTGCGAGTCGTCGCCGACCTGGCCTGACGGGCAGAACTAAACCCCAAGACACCCCTAAGGAGCCCACGACATGACGACACAACAGCTTGAAGCCATCATCCGCCACGGGCAAAACCTTACCAAGCTTTTCCACCTCGACCCGGAAACCACGGACCCTGTGAAGCTGTGCAAACAGCTGAGGAGGCTGGAAGTCAAGGCCAACCGGGATGCAGTGGACTACTGCAACGCCCATATTTCCGGCTACGAGTACGACACTCGCGAGGCTGCGACGCTAAAAGCCCTCGACAAGATCCTGACCTTCTCCACCCACGGCATCCCGGTGTTCGTCAACGGCGACCCGCGCGGCTGTGCCCTGAAGATCGACGACGACTACACCCGCGCCTATAACCGGATTCACCCGGGCAGCCGGATCGCCCAAGACTGGGGAGGCTACGGCTTGATAGCGCCGGAGATCGACCGGGACGGGAGGATGTAGTTATGGCAAAACCAAAAGCCGGACGCCCGTTTCCATGCACCACTCCTGGATGCTCGCGGCCGCAGTGCCAGATTGCTGGAAAATGGTATCCTCGTTGTCAGCCGTGCGAGACGGAGCGTATAAACCAGCACTATGCAAACAAACGCATTGAAAAAGCAGGGGTGCAGGCTGAGGTTGCCGCGATAAAGCAGGCAGAAGCAGCCTTGGCAGAGCGAAAGCGCCGCCTCGCGGTATACCTACAAAAAAGGAGCTTAAAACCATGATCGCAAAACTCACGACCCTGGACACCTGCAGCGCGAACCGCAAATTCGAGGAAAAGGAAACCGTCAACCGCCTGGCCGTCGCCGTTGTCAAAAAGGGCGATATCATCACCCCGATCCACACCCGATTCTACATGAGCCGCACCTCATCGCCCTCGGTGGTCTACTGCAACATCTGGGCGCATGGCATCGACCCGAAAACCGGGGAGCATGTCAGCATTTCCGGCAGGGGGTCCGCCGGCGGGGGTGGGTATCACAAAGAAAGTGCGGCGCTTAATGACGCCCTGCGCTCCGCCGGGGTGGAGCTGTACGGCTCCGCCTATGATCGACCCGACAAAACCGAGCGGGCGAACCGAACCAAGCGCGCCTATATTGGCGGGTGCGGATCTCAGGCGATGGAAAGCGCCCTGATAGCCCTGGCGAGGGCGTGCGGGTACAAAGGGAAAGCGAGGGTGTTATGAAACCCATGACCTACGAAGAATTTACCAAGCACCGAGGCTCCCCGCTCTGCCCGGTAGAGATCGAGGGAAAACAGGCCATCCAGGAGGCCGGGTGCAGCGATTGCGATAGCGAGTGGCATGAGGTCTATCAACTGACCGGCTACGTGCTCACACACAACGGGAGGGACGAGAAGTGAAAAAACTCTTGACGCCCTTGGGCAACGTCCTGTTTTTCATCATCTGCGGCCTGGTCTTCTGGTCCGTGCTCTTCTGGGCCTATTTCGGCGGAGGTTTTTAATTATGGAGGTCTACACGCGACTGAACCTGGAACCGACCGTTTCGGCTCTGGCAGGGGAACCTTGCGAACTTCGGACCCTGGCAGCGCTGGTCATCCAGCAAGCTCTTGACGATCTGCTTTTCGCCACCCGGCGGCTCCCTTTGAGTGAGCAACCCCGCGACCGTCGAGGGGGTAAGACCGCCGACCAGTTCCACCCGAATTATGGCCGACGTGCGGAGGAAGCCAAGGCCTTTCTGACCGGGTCCGGCGCGCATGGTGAAATTTCCCGCTACTGGTTTGCCTGCCTGGACCAGGTACCACTGACTGAAACACAAATTGAAAGGGTAAGATCATGAAAAAAGACGATGCTTTTAAGGCGGTTAAGCAGCTCCAGGTCATGAGCCTGGGCGCCGACGCTGAGAAAATTCTTGCGCAACTTTACACATTTTTCTTGCCAAAATCGCCACCGAAAAAGACGCCTAAAGCATGGGTTGCCTTGGCTATCGGGGGGAAGCACTCAGATGAAAGGCTGCGTCACCTCTACAGCAACGGCAAAGCGCTCATGGCGACGGACGGCCACCGCCTGCATATTGCCCCAACGACGCTACCGGCAGGGTTCTACAACGCCGCCCTTGACCCGGTGGCCCTTGATGCTGTGTTCCCCGACGTTGCCCGAGTTATCCCAGACCCTGCAACCCTGCAGGCGTTCGTCTGGGACCGCGGCGCTCCGGAGGAACACACAAAATCAGTCCCCTGGGTGTATACTCTGCCGTGCGGTAACGTTGTCAACGCCTCTTACTGGGACCAAGCGACGAACGGCCGGGACCAAGTGACTTATTATGCCGGTTCACCTGGCAAAGATCCTTTGAGGATCGACCACAACGGGACCCTGGCCGTTGTTATGCCTCTTAGTGGGAAAGGATAAGATCATGACCGAAACCAATTTCTGCCCGAAATGCGGAGCGCCAAAAGAGTATCTCCACGGCTCCGGGGGAATGAACGCCCACGAGTCGACCGCGTTCCACTGCCAGTTCTGCGGCCTGTTTTTCACTGCCACCGACCCGGACGAGCTGAAACGTCTGAACGAGGTGGAGGAAGAGCTGCAGGGGATCGGGGAAGACCAGGACGCACGCCGCGCGGTCCTCCGGCGGTCTGACTGGGTTGAAGCGGACGGGGAAGCGTTGGTTGAGCTACTTGAGGAGTTTGCTGGTTCGGAGGACGAAATGCGCCCAGGGCAGACCAAGTGTTGCCGGGAGTTCATCGAATCCTTGTGGCTTTTGCTATGACCCGCCCGAAACCCTGACTTTAAGGAGTCTACCATGCTGACGCCACAAGGAACGATCATCAAGGGCTATAAAGCCACCGATAAAGACATGAAGTGCCGGGGCTTCCAGTTCGAGCTGGGGGTGTGGCACGAGCACGATGGCGAGTTGTCGTTGTGCAGCTCCGGGTTTCATTTCTGCCAATACCCGTCAGGGCCGTGGTCATATTATGCCGCAGGACGCCTCTTCGAGGTCGAGGCTGAGTGCGTGCTTCTGTCTGAGGGGCCTGGTGCCGATCTGAAACATGTTGCGAAGCGCATCCGGTTAGTACGGGAAATTAAAATTGATGGTGACTTGAACACTGGCAACAGGAACACTGGCGACTGGAACACTGGCAACAGGAACACCGGCGACATGAACACCGGCGACTGGAACACTGGCAACAGGAACACTGGCGACTGGAACACTGGCAACAGGAACACCGGCGACATGAACACCGGCGACAGGAACACCGGCGACAGGAACACCGGCCACAGGAACACCGGTGACTGGAACACCGGCGACTGGAACACCGGCGACGGGAACACCGGGGATTTTCACTCAGGAAGTCTTTGTTGCGGTGCCGCACCGTTCTACCTGTTCGACAAACGGGCGTCGAGAGAAAATGCAAATTTTTACCTCATCAACAAACTGGCGCGGCTCCTCGCCCTGGATGACGAGATTGACCCAACGCCTTTCCTTACCATCCAACACGCCACACCGCAGGCAATCAAAAAGCTGCACGAGGCGCACAAGAAAGCTCGTGCGAAGCAACTACGGAGGGAGTCATGACCCGCCCGAAACCCTGCCCCGTCTGCGGGGCGCCCTTGGGGCAAGACGAAGCCTTTCTCGGCAACACCGTGCAGGTGTGGGACATCTGCGATGAGTGCGGGCATACTGCGCTGCTCGGCCCTGTGATGAAACCGAAAGGAATTGACGAATGACACTCGCACAGATCAAACAGATCCGCAAAACCCTCGGCCGCACGCAGGAGCAGATGGGTTTGGTCATCGGCATCCACTCAACCACCTGGCACCGCTGGGAGACGGGCAAGACCAAGCCGTCGAAGCGCGACATGGCGACCCTTGAGAAGCTTTACACCCGGTACTGCGAAGAAAGGGAAGCCCCATGATCGACCTCTTACTGCTGGGGTGCGTCCTTGGCTTGGTGGGTCTGCCCCTCTGGAAGATGTTCGACGCCTTGCTTGGGGTGGCGGAGAAACGGAGGGGGGAATGAACCTGATCGGCTTCGACCTTGAAACCTTTGGGGATCTGCCTGAGTATGCGTTGCAACCCTTCCGCATGTGCTACGGCAAGGCCGGCATCCGGGTGGCCAACAGCATTCTCGACCCGACGAAGGAACAACTGCGGGAGATCCTTCAGCAGGCGATCGACCAGGACGCCTATCTGACCGGCTGGAATGTCGCCTTTGATGCTGCGTGGTGCGTCGCTGCCGGCCTGAAAGAGGAAGTGTTCAAAGCCAAGTGGCTTGACGGGATGCTCTTGTGGCGCCACCTTACTGTTGAGCGCGAAGACGACGAGACGCCGAAAGCAAAGCGTAAGTCTTGGGCACTGGCTGCGGCGATGAAAGAGTTTTTCCCAGACGACGCCGGGTTCAAGGACTTCATTGATTTCCAGACGACCGACCCGGAGCAGCTGAAACTACTGGTGGCTCGCAATGTCGGCGATATCGAGTTCTCGGTGCGACTGGCTCGGATGTTTTTCGACCAGCTGACACCCAAACAGCAACGCGCTGCTTTGATCGAGGCCAGGTGCATCCCGATGGTCGCGTGGTCTACCGTGAGCGGCATCGTCGTCAACCTACAGGCGACCGAGGAACTTGACAAGACACTGGAGCGGCAAGGCCGGGAGGCCTACGCAGAACTGCTCGACGGCAACCCGGAAATTGCCGATGTCGATCTGGCCTCAAGCAAGCAACTCTCGAATCTTCTGTTCAGCACATGGGGGCTGACACCGCACAAGCAGACCGACAAAGGGGCGGACTCGACCGACAAGGAAAGCCTGTACGAGCTGGCGTTTGCCGACCCTCGGGCGCGGCTGGTCAAGGAAATCCGGGAGGCGAAAAACAACCGGACCAAGTTTGTCGCGGCGGTGCAGAAGTCCGCAGCCTACAATGGCGACGGACGAGTGCGACCCCAAGCCCGCATTTTTTCGACCTACACCTCCAGGATGACCTATTCATCGAAGCAGAAGGCCAGAACGCTCAACGCCAAAGGCAAAGAGGTCAACGTCGAGCGACCGACCGGGGTGGCCTTGCACCAATGGAAGCGCGGCAGCGAGTATCGCCGGCAGATCGCCGCACCTGAAGGTTTCGACTTGGTGGAGCTGGACTTCGCCGGCCAGGAGTTCCGCTGGATGGCGGTCGCTTCACGGGACGAGACCATGCTGTCTCTTTGTGCTCCAGGAGAAGATGCCCATGCCTACATGGGGGCGCAGATCGCGCAGCGGAATTACAAAGCACTGGTGGCGGATTTCCGGCAGGGGAACAAGAAGGCGAAAGAGCAACGCAACCTTGGGAAGTTCTGCATAGCTGAAGGCGAACTTGTTTTGACAGACCGGGGGCTTGTTCCTATTCAGGAAGTTTCTCTAGACATGCTTGTATGGGATGGTGTAGAGTTTGTCCAACATACCGGATCGGTGTTTCAAGGAACTCGGGAGGTCATGACATATGACGGGCTCACAGCCACACCAGACCATCGGGTTTATCTCGAAGACGGGAGCGACGTATTTTTCGAAGATGCCGCAAGGCAAGGCTTGCGCATCGCTGACACAGGAGTCGGTCGGTATCCGGTTCGGCTTTTTCGAGATCGTCGACACCACCATATTGAAGGCAAAGAAGTCGATCAAGCTCAGATGTCGATGTGCTCTCTGCGGGAGTCTATCTTGGGTAGACAGAGGGAATTTGATCAGCGGTCGTTCGACACGCTGTCGAAAGTGCTCAAACCGAGAGATGCACAGACGACGCGGCCACATCGAAGTGAGCAGTGCTGCTGTTGGAAGAGTGCAGAAACGGTGCAATGCCATGCGCCAGCGGTGCAAAAATCCGAAAGATCGAGCGTACCAGAACTATGGTGGTCGCGGAATCCGGTTCGACTTCGAGACAGTCTCCGCAGCCATTGCGTATGTGCTACTCCATCTTCCTCATCCAACATATACCGATGTGGATATCGACAGGATCGACAACTCTGGTCACTATGCTCCAGGAAACCTGCGTCTTGTGACACGCTCCGAAAACCTCTTAAACACCAGGCGCAATGCCTTCTTGCTTTACAACAACGTCAGAATTCCTCGGAAGCATGTGTATCATGTGGTGCGAGCGCTGTACCCAGAGGTGAGGTACGCCGACACCGTGATTCAAAATCTGGTGTCCAAAGGGCTGTCGATCGACGAAATCCACCAGCGGTGGTACGCTCCGAGTTGCAAACCCAAAGGGTGTACGATATTACCAACGCCGGACCCAGACATCGCTACACTGTATCTGGGAAGCTCGTCGCCAATAGTAACCTGAGCTTTCAGTACCGAATTTCCGCACGAGCAGCAACCGCTAAAGCTCGTGTCCAGTATGAGTTGGATGTGCGGGAGCCCTTTGTTGCAGCCATTCTGGCGACCTACAAGGCCGCGTTCCCGGGTGTGCCGCGCTACTGGTTGGAGCAGATTTTCAAGTGCAAGGCCGCCGGGTACGCCGAGACCTTCGCCGGTCGCCGGGTGCAACTCAACGGCTCGTGGATCGGTCGGGAGAAGTGGCCGCTGGAGTCAACCGCGATCAACTACCCGATTCAGGGGACCGGTGGGGATCAGAAATACCTCGCACTGGCGGTTCTTAGAGATATCTTGACAAAATACAACGCTCACTTCTATTTTGAACTCCACGACGGGATTTATGCGATTTCACCGACGGATAAAACAAAGGATTTCTTTTTGGAGGCGAAGAGATCGCTTTCCGATCTACCGTACAAAGCAGCGTGGGGTGCTGTACTGCCTATCCAATTCCCGGTAGACGGGAAGATCGGACCAACTTGGGGAGACATGTATGAGCCAGAATGGGCAAAAGATTAAAAACGACACGATCATTGATTCGATGGTTCTGTCTGGACTTTTCCGAGTGAACACAGCAGGAAGGATTGAGACGTGTTACCAGTGGCGGGCCTGTAGAGAGTACATCGACCGCCCTTGGTTTGTATGTGATCGACTGGATGGCAAGGGGTATCGGTATGTCAGCTTTCGCCATTCGAGGGTCAAAGCACATAGGCTAGCCTACGCCTTGTACCACCGCTGCTCGCTAAACAGCTTGGAGATAAATCATATCGACGGCGACCGACTGAATAACAGCCTAGACAACCTTGAGTTGGTTAACGCAAGCCGTCAGTCCAAGCATGCGTATGAGATCGGGCTAAATAAGTGGGGTGTCGGCAACCACAATGCCAAGTTGGATGACGCTAAAGTTCGAGAGGCGCGGGAAATGCGCGCCTGCGGAGCCCAATTCAAGGAGATTGCTGCGAAGTTCGGCGTCACCCCAACTTGCGCGAGATATGTCTGCGTCAGGCATACTTGGAAACATGTGGTCTGATCCTACCTATCCAGTTCCCTGTCGACGCCAAGACCGGGGCGACATGGGGCGATTTAAAAGATTTGCCTTGACACAACCGTGTAACTTGGTTTACAGTCAACCATCTTCAATGCCGCCCGAGGGATGCAAGGTGATAGCCTCCTCTGGCTGGGGAGTTTATACCCGAGGGCGGCGATTTTTCTAGGAGAACCTCATGACTTTCGTCCCCCCCGTCTGGTCCCTGACCGCTTCGCAGCTGGAAGATCACGCCGAGTTGGTCTCCATGACCGGTGCCCGGTTCTCCCCGAAGACTGACCTGAATAACGCCCTGTACATGTGGCGTGGCGACGTTGACCGGGCGATCACCCTGAAGCTCCCCGTGCCTCCCGAGGTCATTGCCTCCCGGCAGCGGAACGCGCACCCGATCACCTCACCGACGATCTTGAAAAACGTCAAGGGCCGTCCGTTTACCTGGAGCTTCAGTTCCTTGGCAGACTTCGAAGGGTGCCCTAAGAGGTATGCGCATAAGCGCTTCTACTGCGACGTTGTCGAGGAAGAGACCGAGGCTCTGCGGGATGGCAACCGGGTTCACGCCGCTGCCGAGCAAGCGCTCAAAGGGGAGCCGGTCAAAGAGCCAGGGCAACTTCCTCGCCTGGAGCCGTTCCTGGGCCTGTTCCTGCACTTGCGCGAGCAGGGCGCAGTCGTCGAAGCCGAGGTTGAGGTCTGCCTGACCGAGAACATGCAGCCGGTCAGCTGGTTTGCCAAGGACGCTTGGTATCGGGGCAAGCTCGACGTAGTCATTACCCAGCCGCACCAGACCACCTACGCGGACTGGAAAGCCGGCAAGGTCAAGGACGATCCGGACCAGCTTAAAATCTGCTGCGCGGCGCTGTCGATCGTCCGCCCTGAGATCGAGCTGTTCAACCCGAAGTTCCTCTGGCTGAAAGAGCGTCGGGCGACCGGCTGTGCGCCGCTGACCAAGGACGATGTGCGGCGGGTCTGGGAGCAAACCCTTGCCCGTGTCACCCGCATGAAGAAGTCATGGGAGGTCGAGACCTTCCCGGCGAGACCCTCGGGGCTGTGCCGCTGGAGCACCGGCCAGTGCCCGGCGTTTGACAAGTGTGCCTATCGGAAGGAATAATTCAGTTGCCCTGCGCTCGCCAGGTACACGACGACCCTAGCCACACTCTCCGGCGATGATGGGTCGGGTATTGGAGCCTGCTGGAGACCGCATAGTGCGGTTGCGAGCGCAGGGAATTTTTAAGAAAGGGAGGCAACATGAGCGATGTCACTGTTTTGTACCACCGAGATACTGATGGATTCGGAGCCGCATACGCTGCGTGGAAGAAGTTCGGAGATCGCGCATCCTTTATCGGCGTCCAGTACAGCGAGCCGGTCCCCGACATCCCGGCAGGTACGCAGCGATTGTTTATCGTTGATTTCAGCTATTCCGAGGAAATTATCCGCGGCTTGCAAAAATCAATTCCGTCGGTTGTCGTCCTCGACCACCACAAAACCGCACTCGGGCTGAAGGATACACCTGGATGCTACATAGACCTTGACAAAGCTGGGTGCTGGTTGGCGTGGGGGTTCTTCCACGACGCTGCGCCGATGCCAGATATTCTCGAGTATGTCGGCGATCGCGATTTGTGGCGGTTTGCCTTGCCTATGTCTGAAGATGTCAATCTCTACATCGCGTCTCTTCCCTGGATATTTGAAGTATGGGATGATTTCTGCCTCACGCGTGCTCTCGAAGGCGGGGGAGCAATCAAGGCATTTCGCGGCGGGCAGATCCAGAGCGCCTTACGTAACGTGAGAATGATATCCCTGGCGGGTTATGAAATTCCATGCATTAACACGGCAGACAACATTTCAGAGCTTGGTAACGAGATGTGCAAACTCTATCCGGATGTAGCGTTCTCGGCCAGTTACTGCGATAGAAAAGATTGTCGGTCGTGGTCACTCCGGTCGATCGGGGAGTTTGATGTTTCAACGGTGGCAAAACACTTTGGTGGCGGCGGGCACCGAAATGCCGCAGGGTTTTCGACTCCGTTGTTCTGGCCGGAGACGCACCGCCAAGCCTTCTACGACGCATGGGAGAGGCTGGCAAAATGAACTCAAAAGCCGCGAAAAAGATCCGGCAGATGGCCCGTCGGCAGGAAGGTGCGATCCTGAGTACGGCGCAGGAGGCTGTGACACAGGCGACCTATAGCGCAATCCTCGGCATCAAGGCTCTTACTTTCAACCAACGGTTCAAGTTCTCCTGGTGGCTGCTGTTCGGCCGCGGTGAGTGGAGGGGGTTCTGATGGCTGTAAAAGATCATCCGCTCTACATAAAGTGGAAGAACATGCGTGCCGATCGTGTTCCAGAGTGGGATAGTTTTGCTTTGTTTGTCCAAGCGGTATCGCCTACTCCAAGCGAGGCACACTACTTGTGTCGTGTAGATAGAACGGCGCCTTACGGACCAGATAATTTTTTGTGGTTGTCGCCTGAAGAGTACCGCCAAGGAGACTCGAATCCAAATTTTAAAGACGCGCGTACAACGACAGTTTGCGGTTTTTGCGGGCGAGCGATCGTTTCTTTTCGCTCAATAGTGCGTAAGTTCTGTTCCCGCGAGTGTTGCGCCGCTAGCCAGACAAAACCGGTGGTGTGCAAATGTTGCGGGGATTTGTTTGTGCCACTAGCTTCTGACGATGCTTTCTGTTCCTCTGCCTGCTCGCAACTACACCAGATAGACCGAGAGGAAGCAGCGCTGCTCGCGGCCGAAAAAGCGAGCAGCAAAAAACAGTATGGTGTATATACTTGGGCGTTGTGCAAGCTGTGCGGAAAACGTATGAGGCTTCGCCCTAGCGATGCCGCAAAAGGAAGAGCTTTTTGTAGTAGGACGTGCTACGGGCGCAGTATAGGTATCCGCCAAACAGGGGACAAACACCCTTTGTGGAAAGGCGGCGTCGCTCTCGGGAATGACAAAATCCGCAAATCTAAACTGTACGCCGAGTGGAGGGATAAAGTGTTTGCGCGCGACGAGTACACATGCCAGTCCTGTTTCGATATAGGGGGAGACCTACAAGCACACCATCTAGTTGCATACAAAGACGAGCCCAGGATCCGCTTAAAAGTGCGAAACGGAATAACACTATGCAAAGAGTGCCACCGCAAATGGCACGTATTTAACCGCAAGGGGTTATTTCAAGGGCTGGAACGAGAGCTACAAAAACGCGCTATTGCTCGATTTAAGGAGGCCGGTTTTTTTGTGTTTAATGTCCACGGGCACGCGCTACAAATGATCGGCGTCTCTGACGTTATTCTTAGTTGTTTCGGGTTGTTCGCGGCAGTAGAGTTTAAAGTATTCCCAAATTTTTTAACCCCTATGCAAAAAACGCAGGCTCGAGCAGTAAAAAATTCCGGAGGGGCGGCGTTCATGGTGCGGTCTGAGGATGATGTTGATCGAGTTATCGACGAAATGACGCGCTTGGCGCTTGGTGAAGGGTAGTTGTTTCCAACGCCGGCAGATCGACGCCATCAACTGCCGAGGGGATCGAGCCTTTGTCGTCGACTCTCTGGAATCCGCGCAGGCGCTGAAGGCGTGGCTGGTCGACCTGGTGTTTCTTCCTTGAGAGGGGGTGAAATGAAAACACTCATCATCGCGGCCGTCTGCTTCGCCCTCCTTGCCGCATGGGCGCTGGTCGAGCAGGAACGCACGGCAGAGCACCTGGCGGACGTGCAAAATCAACTGGCGGTGGCGCGGTTTGACAACGCGCGGCTTGAGGCGAAGCTGATGGCGAAGAAGATTGATTAACGAAATTGGCTGAACTGTTGGCCTGCGGGATGTCGAGCGGCAACAGAATTAACGAGAGGCTGACAGCATCATCCGGTCAGCTCGGTAATGGGTTAGGTGGAGGAGACGATGGCCGAAGTAATTGCAACGTGGCACGCAAGCCTTAACTGTGACTGCCCTGGCTGCGGCGAATACGTAGACTTGATGAGCTACAGCGACTTCTGGGATGGACGCTCTTTGCAGATTGCCGAGCACGACACTGACCGCAGCCGCGACGTTGAGGTTGTCTGCCCGGAATGCGGACACGAGTTCAAGGTGGATTGCGAGTGGTGATCCACCTAACGGCGTAGCTAAGCGGCGGGCCTCCGCCAACCGAGGCAAGCAAGACTGCTGGACCCGTCCGCTTTTGTGTGTGGTTAGATGCGCTGACCGAGAATGACGAAAGGACGACGACATGAGCATGGGCGGAAGGATTCTGATCGATGACAACCCACTGGCAGAGCACATGGCTTTTGTGCTCTCGGCGCTGAATTTTGACAGGCAGCCTCGCCGCATGGTGGAAAAGAAGAAGAGCGGGCGAGGAAGCGGCCCAAACGGTATGGCCACCGGCACGGTTAACGATGCTTTCCGAGCAAAGCGCAAGTGCCGGCAGAAGATGGTGAAGGCGTCGAAGCGCAGGAATAGGCGATAGCATCTAACGGCGTAACTAAGCGGCGGGCCTGAAAAGGTCGAGGTGAAGAAAGACCGTATCACCCCGTCCGCTTTTGTGTGTGGTTAGGTTCCACCAGCGCCCCACGAGGTCGCGCTATTAGAAACGAGGATATTGGAATGTGTAAATGCAAAACGGGAATACCATACCCAGACGGCACTTGCGACCAATGCGGGCAACGAGACAGCACCAAGGCACTCATGGTGCACGTTACAGACGGATCTCCGTGTTGGTGTGAACCGGAAACCGAAGAACTTGAAGACGGTTCAACCCTATTTATCCACCGGAGGAGTGACCACTAATGAAAAGTAACGAACTTTGCTACGAGATCGAAAAGCTTCCAGCAAGTGAGCAACAAACGAAGGTATCACTTCTGGCGTGTGAGATGGTGTTAAAGATGGAAGCGATGGATAGAAATCTTTGGGCAACAAGAGAAGAGTTGTACGCCAAAAAACAACGACTCGATCTTCTGGCAAAGAGGTTAGAGCTTAGGGCAGACGGCACAGACCGCATTGATATTTTGGAGATGCACATACAGAATCTTGAGTTCGAAACACAACAGGCAAGGAAAGAAATAAACGAGTATCGCGAGCTCTACCTGAAATCCATTTGCGATAAAAGCATAATGAGGCATGTACAGAGACTGTGTGATATTATTGTAAATTCAACCCCTGACACCACAATAAAAGGCGACATCGAGGAACTTGCTCTACATATTTCCCACTGGTTTACAGTTTCGAAAACATAAGGGGTTGCTGTGTTTTATGTTTGCAAAGCGTGCCGGACAATATACCCTCTTAGAAAAAAATGGTGTCCAAAATGCGGAGTAAAGCCGTGGCCGACAAAGGCGATTTAGATGGATTTTATGAGTCAATGAGGTGGCTTATAGACGAGTTTCTGTCCGCTATTAAGGAGCGTGACCGGAAAATATTGGTGCTTGCTGAAGCCTTGGAAGAAATCGCAGGAATGCGAGTGACTGATTACGACGCCTATGATACTGCGGAGGCCATGAAACAACTGGCGAAGGAGTGTTTAGATGAAAGCACAGAATATCAAAACGAACGGAAAATATTGTAGCTACGCTTGTCCTGGTCGCCACAGCGGGCCTGTACTTGATCTTTGTAGATACTTCGGCGGGGTCATCGAATACGAACCCGGTGTTGGGCCACTCAGGAGAAAGGGTTGTTTAGACGCTTTTGACTTTGCGCGGCCCTTGAGTGGGGTTGGCGCTGGCTAACGGCGTAACTAAGCGGCGGGCCACCGCTGGTGGATATTGAGACGCTATCGCCCCGTCCGGTGGGCGACTGGTTAGGAGGCAATTTGTGAGCAAGACGAGCCAAAGGAAATTTTCTGCGTACCAGAGCGGTCTTGACGACGGGATACAGGGGCTTCCTGTACGGTGGTCGAGACACCCAAAACTTGATCATTATCTGGCTGGCTATAGGGACGGTAGCCGCGCACGGCAGCCGCAGCGGCCAAGGGGGCTGAATTTTTGGGAGCGCCTGCTGTTCGTTATCTTCGGCGACTCCTAACGGCGTAACTAAGCGGCGGCCAGAATGACTAAGGAGAGGTGAGATGAAAGAAACCTGCAAATGTGGAGCAACCTTTGAAATGGCAGACGACACTGCCACACTACCATATCGACAACAAGAGTTTCATAAACAACATGCTGGATGCATTGTCGCTCCACCAGCATCTCCCCGTCTCCAAATCGCTGCTATGGCGATGCAGGGGTGGTTAGCGTCCTACGTTGGAGAGCAGCACCCAGCAGAAAGCGGAGAGGAATATGTGAAAAACATAGCCAAATTCTCGTTGGTCATGGCCGACGCTCTCATCGCGGCAGAGAAGGAGGAGAGATGAGCCTGACAATCGAGCAGCAACGGAAGCTGACGGAGAAGGGGCTTGGGGAATGTTGGCATGAATGTGACGAGGATAGAATTTGCCGCAAATGTCATCAATTCCTAGGAACAAACGAGGAAATGCGTCTCAACTTCACCGATTGGCGCGTGGTGGGGAGATTGATAGAAAAGCTTGAAGCCGTGTATGTAGACAAAATGGGAGCTGGACCATATTTCAGCGAGGCATTTATTCTTGGTGGCAAAAATTACATCAGTGTGAACGGCACCACCCCACAAGAAGCCATCTGCCTCGTTGTTCTGGCGTGGATTGAGGAAGGAGAGAAGGGATGACATGTAACTTCGTAGCCTGCCAAACCTGCGGAAGGACGCACAGCGATAAAGTGGCCCACGTTTGCACCTACACCCAAGCTGAACTTGACGCAGCCGTAGCCGCTGAGAGAAAGAGGGTAACCAATAAAATTTACGCAAAACTGCGCGACAACGAAGTTGATGTTCTCATTTTGGCCGATTGTTTCGAGGAAGACGAGAAATGAAAGACAAGCCAGCGTATCCGTTCGACCCTGCGACCATGAAAGCCGGTGTTCACACTGGTCTATCGCGTCGTGAATTGTTCGCAGCGATGGCGATGCAGGGGATATTGAGCCGGACATCAATGGAGAGGGGCACGCTTTCACAGATAGCCGTTAGCGCCGCTGATGCCCTCATAGCCGAACTCGACAAGGAGATGTGAAGATGAAATACGTCGCTGCGCTCGTTTTGATATTTACCGCAAGCTGTGGAAGTCTCAACGAGGAGAAGCCAATTTACGACCAATGTCTCCGGACACAACTTTTCAACGAATGCCTTGAACGCCTTCCTCCAGGACCACAAACTGTCGAGTATAACGACTGGTCTGAGGTTGTTGACTCCTGCGCGAATACTGCTGCGACGAGAAGTGTGCGATTAAAGCATCTTGTCAAGCCTGAGTGCAGAGGAGAACGATGAAATGAAAATCTGCTTGGACATCCCTGAAGTCCTCGCCAACGCCGAAGAGTGCGGGGAGTGTGAATTTTTGTATGACGACGGAACTGCCAATTGTGTCCATTTGGTTTGTCTTATCCATGATAATCGCCGTATCGTTAATATGAGGCGTTGCCATGCCTGCCACGAAGCTGAGCGCGCCGCCGAGAAGGCGGGAGGTGAGTGATGAAACACAACACCGGCTACACCATGTTCTACAACGGAGACATCGTGCGCTGTGCCTGTGGTACGGAGTGCAAAGGATATTCGGACGGGCGCAAGAATTACTACCATTGCGACAAGTGCGGAGAGAGCGGAGAGTATGCCGTTAAAACGCAGCATAGGTATGACATCAATACGGACTAAGGAGATAACCATGACAGGCGTAGAACTTATTGCCGCTGAGCGGCAACGACAGATCGAAAAGGAAGGCTGGACACAAAATCATGATGACGAAGCCCACTCTCCAGGCGATTTGGCGCTGGCGGGTGCATGTTACGCCTGCAACGCGGCAACAATGATGAGAATTGCAACAAAAAAACAAATGGCCGACTACGAGAAATATTCGTCGCATGGATATCGGTGGCCATTCTTGGACAAATACTGGAAACCCAAAGATCCTCTGCGCGATTTAGTGCGTGCTGGTGCTTTGATTGCTGCCGAGATTGACAGGCTACAAAGAAATGAACGCGCCGCCGAGAAGGCGGGAGGAGGTGGAGAATGAACTTTTGCAGCCATTGTGGACATGCCAAAGCAAGTGGAGACTGCCCTAATTGCGAGAGGAGATAAGTGATGGAGAGATGGTGTGATTTGGGTGAGTGGACGCCAGATTTCCAAGCGGAGGCTCTCATTCGTGCATGGGGTGCCCAAAGCGATCGCCTCCTATGATCCGCGTCCTTGACAACACGCTCGTCGTTCAGACGGACAATCCAGGGCAGCTGCGGGCGGTGTTCCCGCAGCTCAAGGAGGCGGTCATTCAGGGCCGATCCTTCGTCGCCGTGCCGTTCACCCTGGAGTCCGCGCAGGTGCTGAACAATCTGGGGTTCAAGGCACCGAGCCCGATCCGGTACCATTACAGCTTCTCTGGCAGGTTCCGCCCTTACGCCCACCAGATCCATACCGCTGAGTTCTTAACGCTGAACCGGAGAAGTTTCACCCTGAACGGGATGGGTACAGGCAAGACGCTATCCACCCTGTGGGCGGCCGATTATTTGCAGCAAACCAAGAAGATCCGCCGGACGTTGATTGTCGCCCCGCTCTCCACGCTGGAGCCAACATGGGGCAACGAGATTTTCTGCAACTTTCCCCTCAAGCGCTACGCCATTCTGCATGGAACCCGAACCAAGCGGCACGAGTTGCTGGCGACCGACCAGGACATCTACATCATCAACCACGACGGAGTGGAGGTAGTTTCCGAGGCCCTGAGCCATCGCCCGGATATTGACCTGTTTATCCTGGACGAACTGAGCTGTTACCGCAACCAGCGCACGACGCGGTGGAAGGTTATGAATTCCTTGGTCAACAAGTGTGGGTGCGACCGCGCCGTGTGGGGTTTGACTGGAGCCCCAACACCCAACGAACATACGGATGCTTACGCACAGAGCAAACTGGTCTGCCCGCAGAATTACAAAGGGCACTTCACAACCTTCAAGCACGAGACGATGTACCAAGTCACTCAGTTCAAGTGGGCGCCGCGCAAAGGAGCCGAGGATGTTGTTAGCCGAGCGCTCAGGCCGTCCATCCGCTACGCCCTGCGCGACTGCGTGGATTTGCCGGAAACGACCTACTCCGACAGGCAGGTGCAGCTCTCGGCTGAGCAGCTCAAGCACTACAAGCAGCTCCTGAACACAGCTGTCACCGAGGTCAACGGTAGCGCCGTCACCGCGGTCAACGCCGGGGTGCTTCTGAGTAAGCTGATCCAGACCGCGTGCGGCGTTTTATATGGGGCCGACGGAGATCTGCTCAAGATCGACTACGCCCCTCGTCTGTCAGTTATCAAGGAGCTGATTGAGGAGTGCGAGCAGAAAGTCATCGTGTTCATCCCCTTCACCGGCGCACTCAACACCATCGCCGCCGAGCTTCGCAAGCACTGGACAGTGGATGTGGTGGACGGCTCAACATCGACTACACAGCGGAACCGGATATTCTCCGCCTTCCAACGCACCCCCAATCCACGGGTGCTGGTTGCCAACGCCGCCGCCATGAGCCACGGGTTGACCTTGACTGAGGCAAGCATGATTATCTGGTACGCCCCCTCGACCAGTAATGATGTCTACAACCAGGCCAACGCCAGAATTGTGCGTCCAGGGCAGAAGAATCACACCAACGTAGTGCATATCTACGGGACGCCTGAGGAGCGCAAAATTTACGTCGGGCTCAAAGAGAAGTCTCGCCTTCAAGACATTGTGCTAGAGTTTGCCAAGAAGTGAGGCCGACACGCTCTACCCAGGAGAAGCGCATGTACCAGATCATCAAGGAACAGGGGCGGATGCAGGATCTGCTGCTGGATATCGTGAAAAAAGGCGGAGCCTGAAAATAGTACTTGTAAATTGAGTTACAGTGTGGTAGGGTTCAGAAAAAGAAAGGAGCTTGTTCGATGACGATATCCATTGACTCCGTAGTAGACGCCTACATTCAGACCCGCGACCTGATCGAGGAGAAGAAGAAGGCGTTCGATGCCGAGGTTGCCGAGCTGAAGGACTTGCAGGACCGGCGCGAAAAGTATATCCTCGGGTCCCTTGACAAACTGGGGGTGGAGAGCTTCAAGACCGCCCACGGCACGGCCTTCATCGACTGGAAGGACAGCGCGACGGTCAAAGACCGTGAGAGCTTCTTCGCCTGGGTTGAAGCCGACTTCGAGAACCACAAGCATTACTTGGAAAGCCGGGTGTCCAAGACCGCCGTGAAGCAGGGTCTGGAAGACGGCGCCCCGCCACCGCCTGGTGTGGATTACGTCCGGGTGAAGGACCTCAAGGTCCGCAGAAAATAAACCCGCCTCTTCTGAGGCACAACCCGAGAAGGAGATGTGACTATGAGCAACGACCTGATGATCCCCGACCGCGCTGAAGTTCCGGCGTACATCCTCAACCCCGAGCTGGCGAAACAAGCCAATGAAGACGCCGTTGCCGGAATTTCGACCGGCGTCCCGCCGCGTGTCAAGCTGGTCGGCAAGCAGTTCGCCCTGGTGGATGGCAACGGCGAGGAAACCCCGATCCCGCAAGGCAAGCTCGCCACTGGCCCCGACGACAACCTGTACCTGCCCTTGATCGTCCTGCGCGCCAAGCCGGCCATTCAGAAGTCGTACTACATCGGCGCCTACAACCCCAAGGCGGAAGCTCAAGCCCCGGACTGCTTCAGCAACGACGGCATCACCCCGGACCCGAGTTCCGCGCATCTTCAGTGCGACACCTGCGCCCTGTGCCCGATGAATGCCTACGGCAGCGGCAAGGACCAAGCCGGCAACCCGACCGACGGCAAGGCCTGTTCCGACAACAAGGTGCTCGCAGTGTTCGTGCCGCAGCAAGGCATCCACCAGTTCAAGCTGCCGCCGTCGTCGCTGAAGAATTTTGGCATCTACGTCAAGCAGCTGAGCGCGGCCGGCATCGCCCTGGGCACAGTCCGGACCTTCGTTGGGTTCGACATGACGGCGACCTTCCCCAAGCTGGTCTTCAAGTTCGGCGGCTACGTCCCCGAGAACACGATCGAGAAGCTGGCTACCATGGCGCAGAGCGCCGAAGTCGAGGAGATCGTCAGCAGCAAGATTTCCTCGAGCCGCAAAGCGATCGCCGCTCCTGCGCCTGCTCCTGCGCCTGCGCCTGTGCAGGCTGCTCCTGCTCCGGTTCAAACCCCGGTCGATGATCTCGGCCTCGAGATCGAAACTCCGCAGCCCGCGGCAAAGCCCGCTGGTCGCCCGAAAAAAGAAGCTCCTGTGCAGGCTGCTCCTGCTCCGGTCCAAGCTGCTCCGGCGCCGGTCGTTGTCTCCGACGACGAACTGCGGGCCTCTCTCGGCCTGTAACCCCAGATCCCCAACGGCACGCCGGCTCTGCCGCCCCCCAAAAACCGGCGCTTTAAGGAGCTTTTCATGACCACCACCGATATCTTCGACGCTCTTGACGCCTCCGGGGTCTCCATCAGTGACTTCGCCAAGCTGACCGGGTGCAGTCGCGTGACCCTGCACAAGTGGAAGCGTGATGTGAATACCCCCATCCGGGATGCCCTGCGCCTGAAGATCGCCCTGACGACGGCGATGCGGATCAAACGGGCTGTCGATGCTGGCAAGCTGCCGCTCAAGGACACCTACCTGGTGACTCAACGGCTCAAGGTGTTGCAGAGCATCATCGCGCAGTCTTGACAACCGTCCCGACTCGGGCTACCCTGAAGGCCCGGTCTTTCCAAGGAGGCTTCACATGTCGTCAGTCCCCCTGCCCGCCCGCCAATAGCCCGTATGACATTCCTCGAAAAGCTACTCCCCTCGGAGGGGCTGTATTGTGTCGCCAAGGCGGTACCAAGCGGAGGGTTCCAGCACTTCTTCTGCGCAGCACTGGACGAAGCGGAGCGCACGATTGCCGCTCTTGACCAGCAGGGGCACACGGTCTATCTGGCGCAGGCGACGTTCAAGACCTCCGAGAGCCGGAAACAGGACAATGCGTTGTTCCTGCGCAACCTGTTTTTCGACCTGGACTGCGGCCCGACCAAGGACTATCCGACTCAACGAGACGCCGCTGACGCACTGAAGCAGTTCGTCGCTGAGACCGGGCTGCCCTTCCCTGCGGTTGTCGTCTCGGGCAACGGGCTGTACGCCCACTGGTTGTTCGCCGATAACATCGCCGCCTCCTCGTGGAAGACCATCGCCCGGATACTCAAAGCCACCGCCGCCGGGTATGGCATGAAGGCTGACCCTTCCCGGACATCTGACTCATCCTCGGTCCTGCGCCCGGTCGGCACCACCCATCGCAAAGACCCGATGAACCCCAAACCGGTTGTTCTCGTCCGTGACATGGAGCCGGTCAATTTTATGGACTTCATGGGTGCGCTCGACAAAGCCGCCAAGAAAAAGAAGGTCGATGTCTCCGCCCTGTCCCCGCCCAAGCCGATGGCTGATATCAACGCGGACTTCTACGCCGGGATCGACACGGTCTCGCAGCCGTCGAGCGCTTTGAAAATCGCTGAGAAGTGTTCTCAAATCGGGAACCTTCGGTCCCAAAAAGGCAACGTCTCCGAACCACTATGGTATGCCGGCCTTGGCGTGCTGGTCTTTTGCGAAGAAGGCGCGGATCTGTGCCACGAGTGGTCTTCCGGGCACCCCGAGTATGACTTCAGCACGACGCAGGACAAGATCGCTCACCGCCTGGAGTCAGGGACCGGCCCCTCGACCTGCGCCCATCTCGGTAGTGTCAACCCGCAAGGGTGCATTGGTTGCGCGCACAACGGCAAGATCAAGAGTCCGATCGTTCTTGGACGCCCTGAGCCGAAGGCCCTTGAGACCGAGGTCGAGGAAGAGGTGGCCCCTCAAGGCTACCGACGATCGCCGACCGGGCTGCACGCGGAAGAGGGTGATACGTGGTTCCAGTTTTATGACCAGGATTTATACCCGGTCCGCCTGGCTTTCGACGAGTCCCTGGGTTATGAGACAACGACCTTCCGGCATCACCTACCATTCGAAGGTGCGCTCGAATTCACCCTGCGCTCGTCGCTGGTCCACGATCCAAAGGCGTTGATGATGGCCCTGACAGACGCGCATGTCAAAGTAGTCGGGGTCAAGGAGAAGAAGGCTATGATTGGCTATTGCGAAGCCTATATGCAGAAGTTTCAACGCCGCAAAAAGATGTCGACCCTGTACTGCCAGATGGGATGGAAAGAGCGACACGGGAAAGCAGCCTTTGTACTCGGCTCGAAAGTCTTTCAGGCCGGCAGTGAGCCCGACCATGCAGCGCTGGCAAAGAACGTCCCGGCCGCGGCGCAGGGATTTCGCAGTCAGGGAGAGTTGGCGCCGTGGGTCGAGCAGACCCAGTTATTCAACGAGCCGCGCATGGAGCCGTTTGCATTCGCCCTGCTGGCCGGCGGGTTCGGAGCGCCGCTGATGAAGTTCACCGGGTTTGACGGGGCGATGGTGTCTTTGACAGGCGCTTCTGGCGCCGGCAAGACCCTGATGCTACGGATGATCCAGTCCGTCTGGGGCTACCACAACGACCTGCTGATGCTCCGGGACGACACCCGCAACGCCCTGGTCTCTCGCCTGGGGGTCTATGGCAACCTGCCGCTGGCCATCGACGAAATCACCAACATCGACGGCATGGAGTTATCCGATCTGGTGTACCGGGTGACACAGGGCCGAGACAAGGTGCGGCTCACAAAGGCCTCGGTGGAGCGCTCCGCGATCAACACGTGGAACACCCTGGCGGTCGTGACCTCCAATTCCTCGCTGGCCGAGAAGCTCTCGGGTGCCAAGCAGGATGCCGGCGCCGAGCTGAATCGTATTTTCGAATACCCGGTGCTGGAGCACCCAACCTTTCAAGGCAAAACGACGACCAAGTTGTACTGGGCGATCGACCAGAACTTCGGCCACGCGGGCGAGGTTTACGCGCAGTGGCTGGTGGACAACCGGGGCAAGATCAAGGAGGGGCTGGACAAGGTGCGCGCCCTGATCGACAAAAAGGCCGAGATATGCAACGAGGAACGCTACTGGTCGGCGATCGCCTCGACGGCGATTTACGGCGGGTTGGTCGCGCAGTCTCTGGGCTTGGTCAAATTCGAAGTGTCCCGCCTGATCCCCTGGGTCGTGGACTGCATCCGCAACATGCGCGGCGACAAGTACGAGATGGTGGGCGACTCCATCAGCGTGCTGGGTCAGTTCCTTGACGAATACGCAGCGCATCGTCTGCTGGTGCGGCACTCTTCCGAGAGAACTGTGGTGGTCATCGACCCGCCGCGAGGGAGCCTGGTCATCCGCCACGAGCTGGATACCCAGCGCCTGTTCTTCTCCCGGAGCACGTTCAAGTTCTGGCTGACCAAGCGCTACGGCAGCTACAACAGCGTCAAGAACGACCTGGAGCGCGACAAGATCCTGCGCAACTCCAACCTGCGCAAGACGCTCGGCCAAGGGACGCAGTTCGGCGGGGCGCAGCAGCCCTGCTGGGAGATCGATCTGAAGAACCATAAGCTTGGCAACGTTGGCATCCAGTTGGTCGAAGAAGGCGAGATGCTGGCGAGAGCGCCGGTGGGTGGCCGATGACCCACGCAGAGCTTAAATTGATGCAGGGGCTGCCGACTGTCACCAAGGTCGCCTACGCCAAGGAGAAGATCCAGGAGTGGTACGAGCACTGGAATGGGCAGGTCTACGTCTCTTTCTCCGGGGGCAAAGACTCCACGGTGCTGCTGCACTTGGTTCGCCAGATTTACCCGGAAGTGCCCGCAGTGTTCGTGGACACCGGCCTTGAGTTCCCTGAGATAAGGGAGTTTGTGCGGTCGGTCGAGAACGTGGTGTGGCTCAAGCCGAAAATGAATTTCAAACAGGTCATCGAGAAATATGGCTACCCGGTGGTGAGTAAGGAGACCGCGCAAAAAGTCAGTGAGTTCCGCAACACCAAGAGTGACAAACTGCGCGCTATTCGGTCAAATGGGTCAAGGCAGAGTGTTCCGGCAAAATGGATGTTTCTCTGCGGAGCGCCGTTTCCGATCTCAGCCAAGTGTTGCGACAAGCTCAAGAAAGACCCGGTGCGCAACTACGAGCGATTGTCCGGGCGCCGAGCCATCACAGGCGAGCTTGTATGCGAGTCGTCTGCGCGATTCCAGAAGTGGGTCAAGGCAGGGGGCTGCAACGCATTTCAAAGTCAGAGACCTCAATCACGCCCACTCTCCATCTGGACCGAGCAGGATATCTGGAACTGCTTGCGGGCCGGCATCCCGTACTCAAAGATCTACGACATGGGCTACCAGAGAACCGGCTGCGTGTTCTGCATGTTCGGTCTGCAATTCGACCCGGATCGGTTTACCCGGCTGGAGCAGACCCATCCGCAACTTCATCGCTACTGCATGGAGAACCTCGGCATGAGAGAGGTGATTGACTACGTTCAATCTGGAGGAAAAGTATGAAACCTCGTTGTTATATCGCAGGGCCGATGCGGGGCAAGCCCTACTACAATTTCCCGGCGTTCGACGCCGCGAAGCACGATCTTGAGGCTGCCGGTTGGCACGTCATCTCTCCGGCCGACATTGACCGCCTGTTCGAAGGCTGGCCGCTGTACCCGCCAGAGGGCATCGAATTTCATGGCGACGCGTACTCCCGGTTTATTCGTCGGGACATTGAGTGCCTGCTGAGCATGACGCCCGAGGTGGACGCGATCTATCTGCTCAACGGGTGGGAGGCGAGCAAGGGAGCGAACGTCGAGTTGGCGGTTGCGAAGTTTCGAGGGTTGCGAACATACTTTCAAGAGGAAGGAGTACCTGAGCCATGACTGATTACCGAGTACCGACACTGGAGGAGGCGACAAAGTTGGTAGTTGGCAGGCTTGAAGCAACCAAAAAAGCAAAAGAAGACTTCGAAGCCCGCAAGCAGTTCGTCGAGCAGGTTAAACAGAGATTCATGGAAGCTGCTGTAGTGGCTTGTCCTGACGCGAGCGCACGTATTGCGGCGATTGGAGAGGCGGCTGTCTCTGCTCGAATATATCTCGAAGAGAGCTACGCGCTCGATTTAGAAGGTTGTAGGGTTGGAAAAGCTAAGTGTGTTTACTCGAACGCCCCAAGTCAGGCGCTGGAAGAAAGAGTATCACTCGTCAACAAAATCCTCAGCATGATCTGGAGGAACACATGAGCTGTCAATCGAAATGCCGGAAGCGAGGCTGTTGCGCCGAAGACTGCCCCGAAGGGCAGGACAAACCCTGTCGGAAAGACTGCGAGGTGGTGTGATGCTGATAACTGAGTCTGAAGCCGACTGGATTTTGTCTCAGCTCGACCACGACTTGCTGACGGACTGGGAGAGCGGTTTTGTGCAGAGCATAGCAGAGGTGCGCAAGCGCGGCCTCCGCTTGACCAACAAGCAGGCAGACGTTCTTAGCCGGATCTGGGACAAGCAGGGAGACTCTCCGTGACCTCTTGCATCAAAGAAGCCTATGCCTCTCGCGGGGAAGCGACCAAGGCGGCGTACCATGCAGGGATCTACGCCGAGGCGTACTGCTGCACCTTGTGCAAGCAGTGGCATTTGACCTCCGGGGCGTCCCGGAAGAAGGCGCATTACAAGAGAACCCGCAGCCGTGGCGGCAAGCGGTATGACAAGAAAGGAGTGTACTCGTGAGAACTTTTGAGACCGGCGCGACCCGCGATGACGATCAGGATAAACTCAATCCAAGGGGGCGATGCTATGGCTAAAACAACGCATGGGTGTACTTACCACCGCTTATACTTCGTGTGGCACAGTATGATGCGTCGATGCTACAACCCGCAACACCAGCACTTTACCTCCTACGGAGGGCGGGGAATAAAAGTGTGCAAACGCTGGCACGACATCCGCGCATTTATAGTTGACATGGATTCATCCTACACCCCCGGCCTTTCGCTAGACCGCATAAACAACAACAGAGGCTACACCCTGAAAAATTGTAGATGGGCTACAAGAACAGAACAAGGGCGCAATAAACGCTCGAATCGGGTTATAACGATCGGTGAGGTAAGCCAGCCGCTGAGCGCGTGGAGGGAACACTACAACATTTCTAAAGGGGCTATCCAAAAACGAGTTCGCCGCGGATTAACAATAGAAGCCGCACTTTCCACACCTGTCGACCACAGGTTTAGGAGGAGCAACCATGCGCGTGTTTGAGACCGGGGCCACGAGAGACGATGATACCCACAAACTAGATTTCGAGGGGTTTCTTTCTCCCTTGGCGCTCGAGGCATTCGCTGAGTACATGCACAAACACCGAAAGCAGGAGGATGGGCGTATTCGTGCAAGCGACAACTGGCAGCGCGGGATTTGTGCTTCTGTCTACATGAAGTCCATGTGGCGGCACTTCTTCGACGTGTGGAAGATCCACCGGGGGCTGACTGTCGTCGACCCCAAGACCGGGAAGAAGGTCACCTTGAAAGAAGCCCTCTGCGCACTGTTCTTCAACGTCCAGGGGATGCTGCACGAGGAGTTGAGAGGGGAGAACGAGCGAGAGCAGACAATGAAAGGGTTGTTCGAACGCGTGTCCATCGGGGTGCCTTTTTCTTCGGTCTTTCCTTCTGGGTTCGGTGGGCTCACCTGCCCCACCTGCGGCGCTTACAAAGGGGAGCCGCATAAAAAATATTGCGGCGACCGAGAATAAACCCTTGACACAACCTGCAAATTGAGTTACAAGTAAGCCATGAAAACTAAACCTTGCCGCTGCGCGGCCTATCCGTTCCCCCATCGTCCTGACTCCGGCGCCTGCCCTGGTGGCGAGAGTATCTGCCCGCGTTGCGGCGTTGCCTGCTCGGGCCTGTTCGAATTTCGCGAAGGGGCTCGGTTTGCGTTGGTCTCAGAGTGTTGCGGGGTTCGAGTGAACGAAGGAGGGGAGTGATATGCCAGGAATAAAATCCCTCGAAGAATTCGCAACCTTGGTCGATGTCGCAGTCCGGCTGGCAGTCGTTGCCGTCGCCAAGATGAGTACAAAGGACGAGATTGAGGCTCTGTACTCATACCTCGAAGCAGAGCTGTCGAAGAACCCGGCCACTACGACCGGCAGTCAGGAAATACTCGCATCGTGCCGCGCTGCGACTTTGGAGTTGCGCGAAGCGTTGGAAGGCGAAGGAGTAGAACGAGATGACAGACCGTGACTTCTTGATGTGGCTCCATGAAAGGTCGACAAATGGGCGAGGACAAACATGTATAAAGGACTGTGCGAATACTCGATAGAAGCATGGGAGAGGAGGGGCAACCACCCCTGCGGGCCTCGAGAAGGAATGTTGTATTGCGCTGGCGGGTGCGGCGGGGTCATTGGGGTTGCAGACCCGCGAGGGGGGTGCTGGGTAAACCCTAATCTATGGTGGTGCTGTGATTGCGCTGAAAAATTTCGGGCTGATACAGGAGAAGACCCGTGTTACCCAAAAGACCAGCGAGGCCTAGAGATTTTAAGGCTGGCCTTTAGCACACCAGAGGCGTAACTATCCAGCGAGGCGGCTCGCAGCCAACAACCAACTGAGAGGAGAGACAAGATGAACGACGACCTGAAAAGTATGAGCCGAGAGCAGCTTGAAAACGAAGTGGTTCGGGCGGACATCGCCATCAAGCGACAACACGCACTGTTGTTGGCGGCGCAGACTCGCAGAGAAGACGCGGAGATCGTCCGAGTCAAACAAAACCCGACGACGCTCCGAGGCTAAATCCCGAACTGCCGCTCCACCGCTCTCTCGCGGCGGGTGTCGATCATCTGGTCGCCCCGCCGTCTTTTATTGTAGGCCCCCCGCACATCCGCACCGCGCACGGCGAACGCGGGCATCCGTCTGTTGAAGTCGACAATCTCTGCGCGTGCCTCGGTCAAAGCCTCGACATCTCCTGACTCAAGTGCTTGGACCAGATCCCGCACCAGCTCACTGCGCCGATCGGCGATCCGGCTGGACATTTTGTTCAAGCGCATCTCGCGTTCCGACGCCGCCGAGATTTCCTCAGGGCTGAACCCAAGAGCCAGCATGAGAATGTCGCCGGGGTCGACAGCTTCATCTTCCAGCAACCGTTTGCCGGCACGGGTGCGCATTCCCTCGGAACCGATACGGGTCGCCTTGACCAGATCCTTGAAGCCCTTGGGCAGCAGCCCCTCCAGTCCGCGCAGGGTATCGCCCTTCTCCAGATCCTCAAGACCGCGAGCTGCGCCGCTGCCGACCGAGTAGAACGGCCCGAGCAGCTGGAGGGTCATGTAGTCGAGGTAGTCCTTGCCATCCGTCCCCGGAGGGGCGTCCAGCGCCTGCAAGCTGAACACGTCCCCAAGCCCGACCCGGCGGGAGATGTCCACACCAACCCCGGCACCGACTCCCTTGGTCGCCAAAGCTGCGCCAGTCTGCCCTAACAGCTCCTTGAGCTTGTTCTCCAGCGCCAGCTTGGAATCGAACGGCTCATCATCGTCGCTCAGCAGCAGGTCGAGTAGTTTGAACAGGACGCTCGTTCCCACCATCCCAGTCGTGCCGCCGAGCAGGAAGGACATCCCCATGATGCCGGCAAACTCTTTGCGCGCTCGGGTCTTGGTCGCGGCATCCTTGCCTCTCAGGGCGTCGTTGAAGATCGTTCCGAGGCGGAACAGGGTCATGATGCGGAAGGTCTGGAACTGGGTCGCCAAGCGCATGGCACCGCCTTGCAGCAGCACCCCCTTGTTCTCCTTGCCGTAGTCGAACAGCGTCATCTTCACCGCGTCCTGCACTTCGTCCATGGCCTTGTAGAAGTCAAACGGTTTTCCGTCCGCTTTCTGTTTCGCCATCTCAAGCTCGAACGCAGCGAGGATCGCCGCTTTGCGCGACGCCGTTTCCGACAGGCGCATGGGGGTCAGCAGGGCTCGCATGACTTCGTTGCCGGGAGAGTTCGGGTCTTGCCCCCGCGCCGCCTCGGTGGCCTCGTAGCTCATGGAGATGTCGAGCAGGTTGCGGTCCATGCCTTCGCGCAGTGCCAGCAGTTGCAGGTTGTAGGCGTCCAGCTTCGAGAAACGCTCGTTCAACTCCTCGCGGGAATACCACGGCTCCCCCAGTTCCTTGCCAACCGCCTGAGGCTCCTTGTTCTTGAGATCCTCACTGGTCACGACCTTGGTCATGTCATAGTAGTCGACGAGCGTCTGCTTGAGCATGGTGTCGGAGTTGTACTTCGGAGAGAACGCCCGAGCAATCCCGGTCGACAGTGCCTTGGTAGCGTCGGTCAGGTTGTAGCGCACCGCCAGGTGCGGCAGGGTCAGGATACCCAGCTGCGAGAGCTGCACCAGCGCCGTGGACGGCGAGGACATGAACCAGACCGAGGTCATCTTGCCAAGGTTGGAGGAGACTGCCCCGACCGAGCTTTTGCGCATGGCGACTGCACGCTCCCTGGCGCTGCGGAGAATCCAGCCGTCGAGGGTCGTGTCCTCGAAGTTGTTGCGGCGCTCAGTGATGTCCCGCGCCATGGTGTCGATATCCGCCTCGAGCAGCCGACCTCTTTCCAGATAGGCGATGTTGTTGGCGTGGGTTGCCGTGTAGTTCATCATCGCCCGGAGCATGTCCGCACTCCAGCCCTTGACGTTGCGGCGGCGCAGGGAGTTCTTCAAGGCCGCGGTTTCCGGCAGCCACCGGATGAACAGCTCATTCATCTCCCGGACGGTCGCTTGAGCGTTGTCACGCCCGTGAGCCACTGCTTCCCGGTAATCTTCTTCGTTGGCCGGGTCGACCCCCTTGGTCGCTTCGCTGATGTACTGCTTCTCGGCGGCCTTGATGAGTTTGTCCAGCAGGTCGTTGGGCAGCGCCGACAAGCCTCGCGGCAGTTCATCCTTGGTGAAGACCTTGATCGTTGCCGGGTCGATGCCGTCGGCCGTCAGGCGCTCGCGGGCGAGGGTCCGCTGGAAGTCGGTGGGGAACAGCTCAAAGGCTTCCTTGCCGGTGACCGGGTCGACGTAGCGCAGGGCGAAATCCCCCGAGCGGTGGAACGGCCAGTACGCCCCCTTGAGATTGTTGTACTGCGACTCCAACCGAGCCAGCATGGCGGCGCGCAGGTCGAGATCGTCCACGGTGAACTCGAGGATCTTCTTCAGGGTCGCGTCGTACTCCCGCTGGCGGATCTGGCGGAACATATCCACGGCGCCGAGGTAGGCATCGATCTCGTGATCGGTCAGTTTGGCCGTTTCATCCCGCGCCTCGCGAAAGGCCTCCATGAAGGTCTTGCCGGTGTGCTGGTCCATGCCCGCCTTGACCCACGCCGCCTGAGCAGCCTTCAGCCCGCCTGCGGAGCCTTGACCCCGCAGCTTCTCGGGCACCCAGGGCTGATCCCACCACCGCGCCTCGGTATCTTCGCCAAGGGCGATGGGGAACATCTGGTAGTAGGAGTTCAGGGAGGCGACCCGCTCGAGCAGCGGCAGGCGCTTGCGCCCGAAGGTTTTGACTATCTTGCGCCGGTGGATCTCAGCCGTGTCAAGCAGCTGGTTTCGCGTCGCGGCCACCTCGGTGGTGTGCTTGTAGGCATCTGCCAGCCCCTTGATCTTCGGCCCGAACGTCTCGGCAAGCATGGAGTATGGTGTGATTTTCAGCAGCGGCTCTGCCAGTTCCCTGGTCGGCTTGAGTTTGCCGGAGAGCAGCCCGGTGATGACCTGCCGGGTGTTCTCAAGGTTCTTTTTGGTTGCCGCACCAACGGCGTCGAACGTCGACTCGGGACGGGAGAACGTGGGGTCTTCCTGCGCCGAAGAAACTTGGGCTCGACCAAACACTACTATCTGGTCTCCACTATCCGCAACTCCGCGCACACCTTGGTCGACAACGGAGTCGTACCCAAACGACGCTAGAAAAGCATTAAACGTCTCTGGGGTGGTACCAAAACTCCTAGCGAGAAACCCGTAAGTATTACGCACGTCTAGTTCGCCCGCTACCCATCGGGTAAGGTTTTTCTTGCTCAGTGGATCGGAGACTGTGTTCAGCATGTTCTGCCACTCTGCGGAGCCTTGGAGGTCGCGGGACATCAGCCGAAAGGGCTGTGACGACTTTACCGAAAACGCTCTCACATGTTGTGGGTCTGACCCATCAGTGAAATACTCCGCCGTGACAGGAGAAGAGACGAAGTAATACCCTCTTCCGAGGTCTCCCATACTGCCAGACCCTACGCCATCAGCGTTAGTTGAGTCACCCCGATAGAGGGTCGACACCCCTCTGCTAAACATCGGCTCACGAATAAGCGCTTTTTGGTCAAGAATAAGGGTTTCCGGCCCATCAATGTCAATCGAGTGCGCCGCTACAAACCCTTGCTCGCGTAGAACGTCTGCGAGCGACTTATCTTGTCCCCACGCCGGCTCGTCCAAACCCCGCTCCGCAACGCGGTAGGGGTCAAAACGTCGATTTGTGATGTCCTCGTAAACTGCCTGCCCTTCAACGGTTTCCAGGTCCAGCACTTTTGCTCCGGCGGGGAGCACTGCTTCCAGAACAGCCCCTCCCTCCCCCGCGTAATACTCAGCGGTCTCGCGATCTGGAGTCCAGAAACTGCCTGAGACAACGCCCTTGCTCGAAACGGTCGGATCGCTTTGTTGGCTAACATCTGTCACCCCGCGATACACCAGAAGCGGCTCCAGCAGTTCGTGGTTTCTGCTGAACATCGGCCCGGACTTCGCCCGCCACAAGCTGGCCAGGGTCTCGATCGCGTCCCGGTTGGTTCCGACCTTCAGGTCTTGGTCACGCAGAGACTGCACCGCCGCACCGAACCGCACCCGCGCCTCGGCGTCGAGCGCCCCGAGCTGCTCCCTGAACCACTTGGTCACGGCCTGAACGTCCGCCCCTTGCTCGATCCCTCTCAGGGCTTCGTGGGCAAGCTCGCCCGCGGCTTCGGCCTCGGCATACCACCCGGAGCTTTGGAACCAGTCGTCCGCGAGGCGTTGAACTCGGTCAGTCGCTTCTGATAGCGCTCCAAGATCTGCGAGGCTTTGACCGCGGCTTCCGGTGTCGGCCAGTTCGATTTCGGTTGGTCGGGCATCACGGCCTCCTGTGCGCAGATCATCGGATAGTTTCTGAATGGCGGCAACGGCTTCGAGGTTGGGCCGTGCAAAGACAGGTCCGTCGACCCTTCGGGCTTCCGGGTTCTTCTCCAGATACCGCTTCAGTGCCGCGGCGGCGACATCCTGAGCCTTGTTGAGCTGCGCCTGCTCCGGGCCGACGAACGCGGCCTTGAGTTTCGCCAGGAACTCCAGGAACCTCTCAACGAAAGCGGCAAAGCCTTCCGGGTTCCGACGCTCGACTTTCGCCCAGAACTCCTTGGTGACAAACGACTCGCCGAAATAATCCGCGATCAGCTCTTCCTCGACAAGGGCTTCGGAAACCCGTCCGCCGGTCTCTGCCCGCACGGCGTCTTCGAGCATCTCCCGCGTCTTGTCCTTACGGCTTTGCGGCATGGCGTCGAGGATGACACCCTTGAACTCCGCGTAGAGCGTCGGGTCCGTCGCTTTCAACTCATGCAGGAACTCATGCCCGGCCACCGAGAGCACCGGCTGCTTGGCTTTGGCATTGACAAACAGGGTGCCAGGGACAACCCGCGACACGCCGTCGAACTGCATGGGGGCAGTGTCAGTCGCCTCGAAAAACACGATCGGTTTGCCCAGATACTGACTCAGGGCAGTGAACAGCTCTTCCTGCCCCTTGGGCGCGGTCGACGCTTTGTAGGCGCCGGCAGGGACAGGGGTTTTCAGATAGCGGGAGATGCCTTGGGTCAGGGCTTGGATGGGGCTGTTCGCAGGGCGTGCGAAAGAAACGGCTGTCGTTACGCCGAGAGGTGCTTGCACCCCACCTTGTCCTCCCGCCCCAAAAATCTGCGGCATGATCTGTGTCAGCGGGATAGACAGCGCCTCTTCGCCGAGCCGCAAAGCCTCGGACAACATTGTGTCGCCGCTGGCTGGCAAGCCCAAAAAGTCACGAATAGCTCGAACAAACTTTGACCAGAGCGACACCCTCTCATTCTTGTAAGGAACACTCTCCATGTAGGTCTGCATGTCGCGGCTGGACAGCGCCCACGCTAAGAACTCGTGCTCGGTCTGAAATACGTTGGCTCCGTCGCGCAGGAACATGCGCTCGAAGGGAGTTAAGTCAGTTTCCGCTCGGCGGATCTCGATCTTTGTTCTCATTTCAGATAGCAACGCACGCATCGCCGACAACAAGTCTTCAGAGAGCGCAGCCGCCCGCGTATCTTTTTGGTATGCCTCGACCCCGCCGACTTGCAACGCACCCATTGTCGCCGCGTGGATCATTTCGTGGAGGATTGTATCGTAAGTCGTACCGACCTTGCCCTCGACATCTGGAGCGTTCACCCACACATCAACGCGCGGGATCGGCCCTGGAACGAAAGATGCCGACCCGTAACTGTTCGCCAACGTAGACGGAATGGCGGTGCCAGCAGAGGCGATGTTGAAGCTAAACTCCATACCCGCGGCGGCAAGCTCTTTCAGGCGGCTACGAACCTTTGCTGCGATTAACTTCTCAGCCTTTGTCGGTGCCTGCGCAACCAAGTAGTCGGCGACTTCCGAGAACGTTTTGCCGGAGATTTGCCGGTACGTCTCTTCTGCAACCCCCTGCGGTACTCTAGCCCCGCGCGTCGTCATCGCCGTAACTGGGGCCACAGGAAGCTCCGCCGGGCGCTCCACGCCTTCGGCACGCTTGCGGTTCACCATCGTGGTCAGAGACACCGACGCCGGAACGACCTCCCCGGTGCGCCGAATGACCATCAGCGTTTTCTTGCCTTTGGTCGAGGTGTCCTCGACGAACGTGTCGCCCTTGAACCCCTGGGAGTCGAGAGTAAAGACTTGCCGTTTATAGCCGCGCTTGAGTGCAGGAAGACCGTCAAGGGTCTCGACCGGCATCGCGGGGAGCTTGGCTTCAGGAGCGGCCGGAGCAGCTTCCAGAGGCGTTGGGGGTGCTGTTACTCCTGAGGCGGTCGGTCCAAAAAACCGAGAAAGCACACGACGATTTCGCTCGCGCCGCGTTGCCCCCGAGGTGGGTAACTCCTGTTCTCCGAGCTGAAACAGAGCCGTGGCAGTGTACTCGTTTCCGAAAGCGGCTTGTAGCTCGCCAACGAGTTGCTCTGGGGTCGTTACGTCTTGGCGCGTACTTAGGAACTCGCGAATATCGCGCTCGTAGGCGGCTGCATCATTTACTTGCTCTTGCGCCTCATCCCGTAAGCGATCGCCACGGCTTGTTTCTGCGCCTGCTTCTCCGACTTCGGGTACGACGACCCGATCGACCCCTTCTTCCGAAACCCCTTCACCAACTCCGACACGTTCCGGCTGAAGGTTTTGTCCGACTTCCCTTGCTTGAGCGGCATCTGGTACCTCCAAGGCAGTAACGGCGGCTTGGACTTCCTCGGGTGCAGCGGCGACAACTGCAACTTCAGCTTCAGTCAGCGGGGCTTCAGGAGCCGCGACGATCTTCTCGGCAACCGCCAAGACTTCAGGGGCAACCTCAGGGGCAACCTCAGGAGCAACCTCAGGGGCAACCTCAGGGGCAACCTCAGGAGCAACCTCAGGGGCAACCTCAGGAGCAACCTCAGGGGCAACCTCAGGGGCTTCCGCCTTCGGCGCGAATTGGCCACCCGTCAGAACAACCGACCCGGCGAGGTACTGCTTGGCCTCCGCGGACTCGAGGTCGAGGTCCGGGTTGACCTGCTTGGCTTCCAGAAGCGTCTGAACCCGTGCGCGCAGTGTGTCGCGGTCGATACCCAGCCCCTCGGCAAACTTGGCTTCCTTGCGGCTCCGATAGACTTTCCCGCCGACGGCAACACCGCCCCCGAGCACCGCGGTCAGCAGCAAGGTGTCAGGAGCGACCTGGCGCGCAGCTTCCAGCAGTCCGGGAACGGACCAGTCCAGCGGCTTCTCGGCGGCAACCGGCGTCCCTTGGAACGTCTGGCTCTGTCCAATCTGTGTGATCGACTCCGTCGCCAGTTCCTCGCCGACAACCCCGGCGGCTTTTGCCATGACCCCTGCGGCTTTGCCCGCGGCGGTTTTGACCAGCTGTTCCCCCACCAGGCGCTTCAGCGACGAGAAGATAATGGAGCCGCCGATCAGATTACTGGCTGCTTCCGGGCCGGCTTCCCAAAGACCTTCCTTGGTCGCCTCCCACGACTGCGCATCCTTGGCGGCTTCGACTTCCTCGGCAGTCAGGCCCTGCCCGGTCGCGGCTCGTTTCTCCTCGTCGAGAGCGTCAATGAACGCACGCATCTTGGCAGCGGACGAAATGCGGTAGGCCGGCACGGCCGAGGCCGCGGCGCCCGCGGCGATGGGAGCCAAGCCGCCAGTCACCAAGCCTGAAGGGGATGTAGCAACGCCGACACCAAGGGCGGTCGCCATGGTCGGCGCCGAGAAACCGAGTTGTGAGCCGAGGCGCGAGACGGGCTGAATACCGCTCACCCCTGTGCTCTCAGGGAACTGCTCGGCAACCCGCTGCTCGAAGTCGCGCTGACTCTTCTCGACGCGGCGGATGCCCTTCTCAAAAATATCTTCCTGCCCCGGCGCCTCAACGCCAGACTGCCCCTGGATGCCTGAGACCGTCGAAGCGATCGCGGACGGGACGGCACGAGCCAGAGACTCCCCGCCGACTTTCAGATAGTCAAGAACTCCGGGCGGCTTGGGGGGTTCGGGCGCCACAGCAGGTGCCGTTGGGGCGGCCTGCAAAAGGGCCAGTTCTTCGGGAGACCAATCGACGCGAGCCACCTAGGGGGTCTCCGCCGGGGCGCCCGTTGCCACGCGCCGTTGGAGCCAGCGGTCTTCCAGTGCTTGCCGGTAAATCTGATCCTCCTCTTTCGGGTCCATCGGCGGCAAGCCCTGAGCGATCCGCGACTGTCTGCGCAACTGCACCAGCCGCGCCGCAACGCCGTGAAGGTCTTGGTACTCTTCCGGGGACTCGATCGGGCGCTCCACATCACCAACTTTAATCGACCCAGGCTTGGAGATCGTCTCTCCGGACACAGGGTCATACACCGATGTCGGAGGCGTCATGCCGAATTTATCCTCGACCTTTTCGGTCCGGCTCAGTGCATTACGAAGCCCGACAGCCGCATTGATCCGCCCGGTTTCCGCGGTGAATTCGTCAATGTCCTGCCCCCGCGCCCGCTCCTGCCGGCGAATACCGCGCTCGATACGGTTGGACTGGTCGGTCGCCAAGCCCTGTGCAACGCGAAAGGCTTCAGGGGTGAAGGTCGATCGGCCTCTGAGCAGGTCAGCGGCGGTAAATTCTTCAGGAGCAGCAGGCACTTCGGGACCGCCAGGGCGCACGCCACCGACGGTAGGGGGCTCTGGAACATTGGAAGCAAAGCTCAACCCACCACCACGCACCCCGAAGTCGCCTTGGATGTTGCCAAAAACTCCCGGGAGGTCGGCTCGCTCTCGCAAACCCCGAGCCTCGGCAACTGCGGGAACGTTGGTGAAAAAGGGCGTCTCCGCAGGGCCAAAAGGAAGTCTGCGCGCTGTATCTGCCACTCCGGCCGGACCAAACGGAAGCCGACGAGAGGTATCCGGGGCCGAAACTTGCGGCGTCGCCGCACCAAGAACACCCGAAACAACCGCAGGGACTGCGGTAGCTACTTGCGGAACGATCGTAGTCGGGACTACACCCATCCCGCGCGGGTTCAAAAGTTGCTGCGTGCGGCGCGCTTCAGCCATGGCCGCATCTGGGAAGCCCAAGTTTGTCTGGCCCGCCACCATCGCGTCGCCTACCGCGGGGGTCAGTGCTTCCGTCGCCATGTTCACCCCCGCCACAAGTGGCAACGTCCGATCCTGCAAAGACCTGGCGCCTACGGCAAGCGCCCCTCTGGGAACCGTCGTGGCGGCGGACGCGATCTTGGCTGGCAGGCCTTTGACAGCGGCACCGATGCCGGGGAAATTGCGCTCAAGTTCGTCCATCGACGACCCAGCCTGAAACTTCGCTCGCGTCTCAGCCATGTCAGGCTCCTTATTCGGTTCCGGAAACCAGGTTCACCGCGTTGTACTGACCGGCGTAGCTGGCGGCGGCGTTCGAGTAGTAGGTGATGATGTCCTTCAAGGCGTCCAGCTGCATCTTGGCTTGGGTTTTCTGCACTTCCAGATCGTTGCTGGCATCCTGAATAACCTGCGCCACCGTCTGCGCGAGATGCCCGATCAGAGTCTGGTTCCAGTTGGCATCCGAGTTGACCATGCCCATGTCGATCTGGGTTTTCAGGCGGAGCTGCTCAACCTCGGTATTGACCCGAGCCACCTCGGCACGGACATCGGATTCGTACTTGCGAATCAGCCAGTCGGAAGCTTGCAGATACAGACGCCCGTACTCAAGCTGGAACCGCGAGCGGATATCCTCCATGCGCACCCCGGACTCCACCCCGAGCTTCTGCTGCTCGAAAGCCTTGTCGGCGATCAGTGCGGTGATTTCCTTGTTCCGGTCGGCGCGGGTGTCCATGTAGCGCTTGATGATGTCGCTCTGCGCGTACAGCAACTGGTCAGGCGGAATGGGAAAGCCCTTGCGGGCCTGTATGCGCGCCGAGGCATCCAGAGCGTCGTTCAATGACTGCGTGTCGCGCTCACGGGTTTGTGCAAACAGAGCGTCCTGCACCGTCTGCGAGATGAAGTAGCTCTCGTCGTCGATGAACTCGCGCAGCTTGGGGTCGAGATAGGTGAAGAACTGCGAGTCGTAGGTGTACTGCTGAAGCAGGTCCGTGCTCAGAAAGTCCTGCGGGTTGAAGACGAACGGAGGTAGCGTGACTTTGGGGCGGTCGGACGGCAGGTCGGACAAAGACCCCAGGGCGACTTCCCGAGCCTTCGCGATGTTTGCCGACACCCGGCCGAGATTGTTCCAGATTTTACTGTCCGCGATCGACAACAAGTCCTGCAAAGCGGTTTCCGCCTGAGAGCGATAGTCCGCCGTCAAGGCGTTGATATTGTCGATAAGCTGCTGGTTGTCCGCGACAGTCGCCATAAAACCTCCTTGCGGGAGAGTAACTTACTTACTCAATCGGAGTCAAGAACTACCAGTGTCCCAAAGGGCAATGTTCTGTTGCGAAAAAGGTCTTTATTTTACTAAAGCAGCCGCATTTGGTATGGCGGCAAATAGACCCGTCAAAGTAACCACACTCATTTGTCTCACAGATTTCAAGCCGCCTTGTCGCTTCCGGTTTCGACTCGATCGGCATACCTTCTACGACAAAGCGAAACATTGCTTTGGTAAGGTTGCTGGTACGTGTGACTAAAGACGGCATTTGGGGGGGCGTTGTCTGTACAGGAGTATTAATAGATTCGCCGCACGGAATTTGACCATCATTAGCCCCGCCCTCATCTTGAGTCGGAAGCCACGCAAAATAGTCTGTCAGGAAATCTTCACCCGACCAAGACAAAAGAAAGCGATCTATTGGAGCCTTGCGGCTTTCGTACTCCACCTGCGGGATGCCTATTTCCTCGGCAGTTTCACCATTATAAATACGAAGCGTTATCATGGGCACTTCCACTGGTAAACCGCCTTGTTGGTGTAAATAGCGTCGTAACCTGTCATCGAGAGGTCGCAAGGATTGCTACCATTAGAGTATGGAACACAACCAAACTGGCAGGTATATCGCGTCGAGATATTATCGTATCTGTAGGTTCCAGAATATGTAGTGCAAGAGGTTATTGCATCCGCCCCACCACAAGGATAGAATATTTGGTCGGGATGGCATGGGCCTAGCTCGGGAGTATAGCAGCGCGTGCAGTCAGTTTCATCCTCTCTCTCATTAGAGACAAAAACCCAAGACGCGCCGGGGATGTTGTGCCGGTAGGTCGCGGTAATTTCGTTCCCACAATCATCTGTAACAGTCAAAGTCCCCCCAGCTACCGCTCCAGAACCGCAAGTCGAGAAGGTGATGGTGAAAGTACCGTCGTCGCTAATCCCAACACTCCCCCCAGAGTAACCAGCCGCGAATGGCGGCTTTCCGCCAATGATCTGCCCTACCTGCCCGTCATTAATCAGCTGCCCACCAGCAAGAGTATTTGACATTCCTTGGTAGTTTTCTATAATTGTTTCCGCCAACAAAGAAGCTGACCCATCCTGCCCACAGGCACTTAGCGCTGTACCGACAGCATATTTCTTGGTTGTTTTCGTTGTGCATGGATCGCCCGTTACTTCTTCCTCGTTTGTGCAACCGGGGATCAACCGCCCGTCACCATCAACACACCCGCCATAAGCGATCTCCCCCGCATGCCGCTCAACGGTAAGCTTCCAATTACCCTCAACAGGATCAAAAGTAAACACCGGGGAGATTGTTGTAGGGAGCGTCACAATGCTAATTTGTCCTAAGCCTTCTCCTGCAAACTGCATCGCCGGATGAACTCCGGTAAACGCCCCACGAATGTACCCCTCATAAAGATCAACACCTTGCCCGGTCGGCCCCCACGAAGTCACAAAATGATCTGTTGCTGGCGGGTTAGATGGGTCGTCAATAACAATTCGCGAACCAAAACATGGATCAATTGACTTGCCAACACTCCCCTCGACCCCGTTGATGACCATCTTGTAGATGGTCACCGAACCATGCCCGTCTCTCGGCCAATGAAGCGATCCAAATGCCGGAACGGTCATATCCGTAGCAGGATCAGCGGCCACGCCCCGATCAATATTTGTCTCCGGCATGACACCATCGACGCGGTTGGGGATAAAGCAGGCTGTTGGCACAGAGCTATCAAACTGTCTTTCGCGGATAACGGTAAACCCGCTCCCGCTATAATCGTCGCGCCGGTTAGCTTTTGTCGCGTTGTTGAGAAGTGGTTTTTCTTTCTCCCCAAAAAGATCGATCACGATCACCCGAGTTGGGCTACTGGGGGTACCTGAGAAGATAGCAACGCTTGCCCCATCTGATGATACTGAGTGAAATAGGTAGTATGCAACCTCCGCAACCTGAGTAACCCCGCCGCCGGACCAAGTAAATAGATGCCCGTAGGGTACGCTGTTCCTTACTCCCGAGGTTATAATCCCTATCTTTTCACCACTATATGCGTTGAACACCCAAAAGCGCACCGAGTCTGGCGCAGAGCCGGATGGGTTTCCGTAAGGAACAAAGAAGGAAAAGGTGGGTTGACGGCCTTGAGGTGCCGTTCCGCCCCTCATATCCGCCCACGCTAAAAGGACATTCGAGCGCCAACTGAACCATGTCGCACCTTCATCGTTAACCGGGGCAGTATCTAGGAAAAAAAACAAACGTGGTATATCAGAGAAGCTACCCGGCCCAACATCCAAAAGTACCTCGCAGTACCCGAATTTATATATCGACGACTGCGTGGCCCCGCCCATAATCGCCATTAGTCGGGCACTGCTAACAGTCCCTAGCCCATCTTCGGTGCCGCCTAGGAGCGGAACAAACTCATCCCCCCACCCGACATAGAACCAACCTACTTGCGTCATCTCATCGTTCGTCGGCTCCTGAAAACGGTAGTTAGGCACCCACCTCCAAACATTCTGACCGTTTTGGTTTGACAGAAAACGCTGATAAAGCTGAATGGTATTTGATTGATTCCACTCTTCGCCGGTTGTCGATGCAATAAGTGCAGAAAAATAATCAGTGGCAGACAAAGCATCAAGGTCTACATTCCCAGACAGTTCTCTGACTGCGATTGGAAAAGTTTCTCCATCTACGGAAGCTAACACTTCGTCTCCAGCAGAGTAGATAGCGGCTTCAAAGCCTGCGACTCCACCAAGATAGGCTCCAGGTTTTGTGGCCGTGCTTGATGACCATTTCCCATGAAAAATGTTTTGCCCGTCGTCGAACTGACAGGTTCCATTAAACTCGGGGTTCACCTCTCCAGAAAAAACCGGCGTGACCTCTTCAATGGAATCCGCAAAATAATCCCATGCCCACGTTCCTTCTCCCATACTGAAAATGATTTGCGGCAAACCTTCACCGCCCCACATGATGATTTTGTCCGCACCTGCTCCGGCTTTGAGCAGGATATGGATGGTGCCGAGCGATAACGCCTTGGATGCCATGGGGAGGTTGTTGGTCTGTCGCCACTGCTCCAGCTCCGCCCACCTCTTCTCGGCGAAGGCTAGGTACTGCATCGCAGCATCCGACAGGATAATCTTGCGAGGCGTCATCTCAGTTTACGCTTGCCGACCACGACATCGATTTCAATTTCGTCGATCGCGGCGTCGCTGGTGCCGGAGTTCTCGACCCCAAACTGCCAGTTGCGCCCCTCCAGATACCGGGTCAGCGACACCCGCTTGGGGTGCATCCCTGCCGGGAAGCCGGTCATGGTCTGTCCGTAGATGCGCTCTTCCTTCTCGTCGGTCAGCACCCGCAGCTTGAAGTCGCCTGATTGGNNTGGTCGTGCCGGCATCGGTCGGCGCCCAGGTCAACTTCCAAGGAATCGCCACTGCGCCGTCCGCCGTGCCGGTCAGCTCGTAGATGCCGTCGCTGAAGGCGGCAATGTGCTTGCCGTTGAAGAGCGCATACGAGTCCGCCAGCCACTGCGTGTAGGTCGCATGGGCCTTGGTGTCGGTGTTGACCGTCCAGA